ATCCTTGGCTTGTTCTTCACGCCAACTTTTATTCATTGATTCCTCACTTACTTTGTGTATTTTTATATTTTCATAACTAGTTTGACTAATATGACTATTAGGTACTAATAGTCTATTAACTAGATAGTCATAGTTACTATCTGCTCTATCTGTAGATGCCCTCTCTGCAGGGCATACTGATGCCTCCCACAGAGGGCATAACAACTGGTATGTGTTTCCAGAATAGAACCCTCGCCCACGCTTTTTGCGATGTGTTTCAAGTAGCCCTTTGTCCTCTAAAGCCCGTAGAGCCTCTCTGACAGTGTTTCTAGATTTGGCCTGCGTCGAGCAGCCGAGAGTATCCATTGGTTGCTCTACTACCCCGTCAGAGGTTGCTAGTGACCACAGTGTAACGAAGAGACGGAACTGGAAATGGCTTAAATTCGCGTCGAGCAACCGAGATGAAAGGCTCACTCAGAGCGACGGTATTTGTGCTTACCATCGCCGTTAATTTGGTCCATCACCATCTTGTAGATTAAGGCTGATAGGGATTCAGTGAAGTCTGCAAGCACTTCGTCTAGGTGCTCTTCTAACGCTTCTGTCTGTGTATCCACAATATTTAAGCCATTTGAAATGTCCCATATATCTAAGCCTTTGTCATGTGCCCATTCAATAGCCTCGAAGCATTCATCCGATTCATCCCATGCAACAGCCAAAATGTCTTCCGCAACAAAAACTTCCATTAACTCATCTAACTCTCCGCCTGTTTTAACAGGGATATTTTTTTCGGAAGCAGTCAGGATAATTTGGTCTTGTGTTTCATTTGGTTCATGGGAGGGAAGAACAATCTCTGTAATGTTTTTCTTTTCGAGTAACATTCGTAAACCAACTGTTACATCTAAATCATCAGCACCGCCAACAATTAATAATCGTGTCATTTTATGCTCCTAGTATCGTCGAATTGGTTGAACACTTACTTCTTCTTTAGTTAAAAACATTGTGATTCCTAGTGCTAAGAATGAACTAGCGGGAGCAAAGAGTGCTGTTTCTATCCATGGGTAACCAAATAGCCAACAAAACAAAACAGCAAATGGCAAAGCAACAAATCCACGTAGTTTTTTTAAATCGTAGAAGGCTTGAATTGCCTCAGTAAAATATGCAACAGCAAAAGAGATTACAAGTAGTTCTATAAGTAGGTCCATGGGTGTATCTTAGACCTAAATTTCTACGGGGCGAAACTTCCCTCGACACCTGAGTAACTTCTAATACGATAAGGAATATGCCTTGGAATCCAGTTATCTAAGGTTTGGAGCAACCGTGGGATTTTGATATTTTTGTCCGTGTAGTAAAATGACTTTGAAGCATGAGCCGTGCCTGACCAAACAACACCGTAATCAGCAGGCATAGAGCCGTCAAAATACTCTGATGGTTGGTAACCGCGCTCTACTTGTGCGTTATCAAGAGTTACGGTTTGCCCAGTCAAAGTTCCAGAAACACTTGCGGTCATTGTAATAGTATCGTTGGGGGAAAAGTCAATAGGGATGTAGACAGTGGTGTAGAACCGTTTCCAATCAGTTGTTAAAGCACATGATTGAACCGCACTCTCTGCGTCACTGCCCGTTTCGTCAGTAACTCCCAATGTAATGTTCACTGTGCAAGCAGCACTTGCTTTTAGATAAATGGAAAACACGTAGTTGTTGTCGTCATAAATCTTGTATGTAGAGGATGTGGCACAGGTAGTTGTTGCTGATAGAGCGTTTTGTCCACTAAGTCTAAGTGCTTGTGCTCCTGGAACACCCGTGGGAACATCTGCAACTAGAGTTTTTGAAGAGTTAGTGGTCCATAAGTTTCCGTTTGTTTCAAAGGAAGGGTTGCTAATTAGGTTTACTTTTCTAGGTTCTAAGAATATGTCTAATCCGCGTGGTTCATCATAGTTTGTAATGTCAATTGTCGCTGCTAGTTGAACCATGTCAATGAAATATGTTCCAGTAGTTGTTAAATAAATCCTAATTCCAGCATAAGCAGCACCTGCTGGTGATGTTGCAACCAAAGTAGTTCGCTGAACTTGACCAATTGTTCCAAGTTCTGTGCCCATTACCCTAGAACCAATTATTTTTCCTAATTCGTCATACCAGTACAACGCTGGAGTTAAAGTTCCATTAGCAACTGTTTTTGCGTAAAAAGATAGTGTGTAACTTTTAGCAGGAACAACGGGAATACCTTTAGTAATAGGAGCATCGCGACCTAAAGATATTGCGGTTCCTCCAGCAGCAGTGCCTGTTGCAGCAGTAGGAACCATTGGGGCATTAACACTTGCGTATGTAAAGGTTGTAGGTGTGGGAACTGTTGTAACGGTAAACGTTCCATTGTAGTTAGCATCTACACCTGCAACAGTAACGGTATCGCCAACTTCTAAACCGTGGGATACGTTAGTTGTTAACGTAGCCACATCGTTAAATCTTTGTTTAAAGGTAACTGTTGGCAAAATGGTTACTACTTTTCCTGACCAAATTGTATCAATAGCGTTTGTTCCTGTGGCTAAAGTTTGAGTGTTATCGGCAGACAAAGTTCCAGCAGTTGCACTCCAACGACCAAACCCTTCTTTAAAAGTAGCGTCTTGCATATCCAGAAGAAGATTAGGTGATTTTTTTAAAACAGGAGCATAGCCACTCAAAGATTCAATGTAATTATTAATGCCCAGTTCAGTTCCTTTTAGCGCAAACAGTCTTGCAGATTCACGCACTAACTTCTTTTGATTTTTAAAGGCTAAGCCTCGCTCTAAATAAAGCCCATAACTTAAAAACTTATACCCTAAAAATTGTGGAGGAAGTTTAGACTCACCAAAAGAAGGCTTAATTAAATCTGCATAAGTCAAAATTTGGTCGTAAGTAAAACCAAAAGAATCTAAGAAGTTATAAAGAAAAGTATCTTTTTCCATAGGTCCAGTAGGACTTCCATCCTTAGTGGTAAAGATTCTAGGAAGAATGTTATACAGGGAATCTGTACCACCTAATTTTTTAGGTATTAATACGTAGGTAGAACCAGCAGCAACCCAAACTTTTGTAGACGTATAAAGAAAAACAGTGTAGTAAATAAACTGCCCAGAAATCAAACCTTTATAGTAAGTTTCACTCACGTTATCTTCACCATCAATAATAGAGTTTCGAGAAACTTGCCCACTTATGTTTGTACTAGAGACTTGTTGCCAAACAATAGTTCCATCTTCAGCACTTTCAGGGAAGTTAGAATTATTTCTAACAAGTCTAAATTGAGAAAAATCTCCTTGAGGTAATTGCCAAAATAGTTGTACTTTGTCGTAAGTTAACGCAGAGGCAACGAACGGTGTGACATTGTAAACAAGACGTGGAGAGTTACCATAGTACGCTCCACGATAAATGGAACCAGCATATTTTGCCACTGGTTCACCTCCTAAACCATCTGAATAGCGAGGTAATCAACAAATAGTGTTATAGGACTTTGTGAATCTGTAATTGCAACGTTCATTACTGCTTCATAACCAAACTGAGTTGTACTAACTGCTTTGGCTGTTGCATAGCCGTTTTTAACAGTTGTTCCGTATCGAACTTGTAAAAACACAAGAGGTGTAGAGGTAAAACGTCCCACACCAAAAGTTTTAGTTCCGATAATTAATTGGTCACCAGTAGTTGTTGTACTGAGGTTTACTGTTCCCGTTTCAATAGCGTAAGGAATTTGTCCTTCCCTAGTAATTCTTCCAGAAAAAGTTTGAGTACCAGAAAAAGTATTGTTAGCAACTTTTGAGGCATAGGAAGTTAAATCGGGTAGAGCAATAGCAAGGGAATCCCAAGCATTCCCATTCCAAACGTATACTTCTCTATATGTAGGCATTTTTACTCAGGGATACTAAACTTTGCGCCGTCGTATTTCATACCAGCAACAACTGCGTCTTTTTCTCTATCAAACTCAACAATTTGTGGTTGACTCAAAAATATAGCAGCAAGTCTGTCATCGGTCTGAAGTATGTCCGCAACTTCTCCCTCAATAACAAAAGCCAAAAATCTGCCGTTATCCGCCATTTTATTCTCCTTCTGGGTTTGTAGGTTCTATGGTAACAGTACCCCATAGTCCAATGGGGCATGAAGCATGGGCTAATTTTGTTTTTTCTGTCATAAAACAGCCACATTTAGTGCATGTTTTAGTCGCCTTAATCAAATGCTTACACCCAAGACAATGGTTAAGTCGGTATTGTTGAATTGCATCGTCTACTCGTTTTACATTAGGGTTAATTAAATCCCAAGGACGAACAGGGTCACCTGGATTTTTTTCTTTCCATAACTGCCACGGACTTTTTTCACTCATATTATGCTCCTGGTTGCTTTACCTGTATTGACCCAATTGTATTACCTTCTTGGTAATTAGAAGGGTAGCCAAAGATACCAAAATTACTTCCCACAGGGGAAGCAAAAGAAGAATAAGATAAAACCTTGATTTGGTCTGCGTAAGCGTTATCTCTATAGACGTTTATTGCCATGTTTGTTCCTACCCCAAGAACTCTAAGAGCCTTAAAATTTTCGCCAATGTCATAATCTTGTTCTAGAGTAATAGTTCCATTGACTGACTTAATTAAATAAAGTCTGTAAAAGTAATTATATCCAGTAGCCGTTTGTTCTGCAACTGGGCAAACTTGACGAGAGCCTGCTTGTGCACAGTTTGGGTAACCACAAGCAACATTTTGTGTGGAGTACCCCGTTGGACAAGTAGCAAAGTAAATAGTCTGTGTTGGGTTAGCCCTAACACACGGACCTTGAACCTCGATAGTACCTGAACAACTTTCTACCCATCTTCCTGGAACTGGCTCACACACTCTATTAGTGACGACAACAGTTGAACATACGGTGTCTCTGTCGCAACAAACTGTGCTGCAAGTGGTTCTTCCTGGAGTAGTTGTACAACGAGTGATTCTATCTTCGCGAGTACAGGTTGTAGTACCAGGAGCGGTGGTGCAAGATTGACAGTTTCTAATACAGGTATTAACGCATCTAGTTTCAGGAGCAGTTACGTTGTAACAATTTGTTGTCGCACCAACGTAGACTTGAGTACATCCAGTCGGGACAAGAGTAGAAGGCGCATATTCCGCACAACCACCGCCAACTTCTCGGCTTCCTGTTTGGTACCCTCCAGGGCAGGTTTCTTGCTGACAGATGTTATCTACAATGCAATAGCCTTGAGGAACTAAGGATTGTGGGCAAAATGAGTAAGAGTAAGCCACTTGGTTATTCCAACCAACTAAACCCCACCAAGTGGTAGAAGATTCTGCTCTAAGTATTACACCAACGCCTGGAACCATTTCATTTGCTTGTAGTTCAAAGTCCGTTAGTCCAGCATCAACTAAAGCGATTGGGTATGTAGCCTTTGATGTAGTAACTTGTGCTTTACCGTCAAGAATATTCCAAGTTCCTCTAGGGGCAGTCCATGCTTGTCCTGTAGGAGAAGTTCCTAATGTTGTAGCGTTTGTTCTTTCAAAAAAGTCTTTAAACTCCGACACAAAAAACTTAACCCAAGTGCCTTCAACTTTTACGTAACCTTCTTTAGCCTTTAACCAAGCACCACCCGTTTTAAAAAAGGCAGAACCTGAAGAAACGTAATTGTCGGCTACTTTAATCTGAATAGGCATAGTACCTAGACCTACACAGTGTACTTAAGCCAAATATCTCCGTTATTTCCGCCAGTTGGGTCAGAAGTAGACACGGTGATATTACGAAGGCGGGAAGTTAATGCTTGGTCACCAGTCAGGGTTCCACCAGTAATCTGGATAGTTGTGTCTACAGATAAAACTGAAGGGTTTGAGTCAGAGTCAACCCAAAGAGTTCCTTGTGGTAATCCTAATGCTACGCCATCTGGTTGAGCCTGTTGATGAAGAACAGGTTTAATTTCTTGGTTATTGATGAAAAGTTTTCCATCTTTATCAACCTTAGTTAGGGTTGTTCCTGCTGCGTTTTCAAATCGTAGTAAGTCTGCTGTTTGGCTAGTAAATCCCTTTAGTTTAAGAGGAATAATTGCTGCACCGTTTGCCTGAATAGTG